ATGCAGGCCGAGCTAAATACAGCAATAACAAACCAATAAACTACCAATACGTAAACGACGTCTTTAGAGCTTTGGCGGAGAAGCGATGACACTAAAAATTAAATTCAAAGTGATGGGCAAGCGATGGAAGTTGTTTTTATTGACAAAAAAGCAATACCGCAAAAAGATTGACGAGCATAGCATCGCGGAATGCCATGGCGATAAACACCGAATTTACCTATCTCCCTTTGGTATGGATATTAAGACTTTACGCCATGAGCTGGTGCACGCTCATTTATACGAATTATGCTTAGAAAGCGCTTCAGGGCTTACTAAAGACGCTATGGAAGAGATTTTTGCCGAACTAATGGCACATCGGGGACCGGAGCTATTACGCTTAGCAAACAGGCTGTTATCCCAAGTAAAAGAACTTACCGAGCCTAAAAAATAACATGCAAACGCCAAATTACGCATTAATACAAGACGTTATGTGCGAAAATGGTGGTGCCGATCCTAAACGGCTGCCTGCAGGTAGCTATGTGAGGCCTATTGAGTTTAAATACGTACCCAAACATATTACTTCTCAACATCGTTTTTTTGATGAAGAAACCTCGGTGTTTTGTTATACTAGATATGGCATTATACCGATTGCACGAAACTTGTTGAGGCAAACATGAAAACTCCGTTAGAAATTGAGTTTAAATACCACGCGGGCATGATTTCTCTTGAAAAGTTTAAGGCTTTTTGTTTAGACAGAGAGCCAGTAAAAACTATCATAGCTTCTGGATTTGATTACTTTTATGCCAACGAAAAAGATTCTAATGCTTTTTGTCGCTTGCGCGTCGGCGCAGACATAAATCAGCTCACTTTTAAGCGAAAAACCAAGGACGCTAATAATTTTGTGCGTACTGAACACAACGTAGAATTGTCGAAAGATATGACAATTGAACAAATTCAATCGTTTGTGTCAGAATTTGGTTATAAGCCGGATGCCACTATTTTTAAAAACTGCTTTGTTTACAAATATAACTATTACACCCTAGTATATTACATTTGCTACGACACAAACATGACAGAACAAGGCCGGTATGTAGAAATCGAAATGGCTGAAGAATATCCGTGGCGAAACGAAAAAGAAGCATACGAAGGCCTATTAAGTTTAGAGCGCCTGTGCAAACCGCTTGGCATTGCGCCTCAAGGACGCATTAAAAGAAGCTTATTTGAGCTTTATGGTAATGCAAAATAATCATGGAAGAAAAACTAATAATTAGCGCAACTTTTTTTCTTTTTTTATGGACATTCATTATGTTTATTAAATGGACGTTTCAGATGCCTTCAATTCCTAAAGTGGTGGTTCCGCCGCCGCCGCAAAACAAGCCAATGCCAGCAGTATTTAAAATTCGTCCAAAAAGACAACGAGCTAGGCTGTGTTCAAAACATGCCCTTGCATACGCGTCATTTGCTGTTATAGTCTTAATTGATGACAAAAACTGTGAAGCCTGTAGGAGGGGCATTCCATGACAACGATTAATCAAAACAAAAACGAATGGTATCATTCTGGAGTTTGTTTGCCTAATTGCACGTGTTCAAATAAAACACTTTCGGATCGACCTACGCAAAATGATTATGAAGTGGCTTTAAAATCATCTCAAGGCGTTAAAGCCGACACCGGTAAACCCCCAATGGAACTCCTTTCGCCTATTGCTCTTATTGGCATTTCTGAAGTCTTAGCATTTGGCGCAAAAAAATACGCAGCAAATAATTGGCGTAAAGGCCTCGCCTGGGGTAGAGTTATTGGTGCGATTATGAGGCATTTAATGGCTATTATGAAAGGCGAAGACAAAGACCCAGAAACTGGGCTTCTTCATGTAGACCATTTGGCCTGCGAAGTCATGTTTTTACAAGAGTTTTTTAGAACTCGCCCCGATTTGGACGACCGCTTTAAAGTGGCGCCCTTAACCGCCGAAGCAACGGCACAATCAAACTCAGGAGAAAGCAAATGAGCTATAAGAAGCATGTAGACCTTAATTCAGATGTCACCGTAGCCCTTGGCGGTAAAGACGCTAAAGGTAAGCCCAATCCCACTAGCGTGGAAGGCTATTACCTTGGCAGCCGCACAGTAGACGGTGAATATGGCGAGGCCAAGATTCATTATTTTAACACCGCTGAAGGCGTTGTGGGCGTTTGGGGCAAAACTAACCTCAACCGCATTCTTGACCCAAAGTATCTTGGCATGATGGTACTTGTAAGTTTTACCGGCATGGGTAAAGCACAGAAGGGCAAAAAGCCTCCTTACAACTACGAGTTGCAGTATGATGACGGCAACACTACGGACGTTTCGGGCTTTAACCTCGATGCAGCCGGTGCCGAAGAGCCTGATTATAGCGACTCCGAAGAAGGCTATGAAGAGAGCAGCGTAGATGGAGACGAGACGGAAGCCGATGAGCCGCCTCCAGCTCGCGTCACTGCTCCAAAGACCCCTTTGAAGACCCCCACTGCTAAGACAACCAAATCAGTGCAAGATTTGTTGGCTAGCCGTCGTTCTGCTTCATAAAGGCATACCAAACGCGGGATTAGCGTGACAGGTCGGAGAGACGGCCAATTTTAGGAGAGATATGGCTATTTACAGATGCATTGCACCAGATTGGCTGCTTGCAAAAGCTCCAAATACTCGTAAAGTTCTAGAAGGCGAATTTGACAATGACTACGTTCGTGAACTTAATCAACTCGGCTATAACATTTATTTTTTGCCTAATCACCCTAGTGTTTATGACCCCAATATTACTGTCGATGGTTCTCATATTGATGTGTTCTCTTATGTTTTCGTTGATATGGACCTTAAGGATGGGGTTTACCAGTCTAAAGAAGAGTTTATTGAAATTGTTCGTGAAGCAGGACCAGAACCCACGCTTATAGTAGATTCAGGCGGCGGGGTACACGTTTATTGGGCTGTTTCTGACCTTGATGCTATGAGCTTCTTGCGCCTCAATAGGCGTCTTTGCCGCAAGTTCAATACTGACGAAGCAACCGGTAAGATTTACCAGCTTATGCGGGCTCCAGGCACCAATAACACCAAAATAGAAGGCAATACAAGACCTTGTAACTACGTTTATAGTTCTGAAGCCGTCTACTCCTGCGAAGATTTAGACAGCCTGTTGCCTGCGCTAAACCACGACGATGAAGCCTATTGCCAAGCGCATTTTAACAAAACTTATGGCATTGGCGAAAAAATTGCGATTAAAGATGAATTGCCTAAAAGGTTTGACAAGCTAATACGCGATAATCCTGAAGCCAAGAGCATTTGGGCCGGTGAGGTTGAGGACAGGAGCAAAGCCGACTATAGATTAGGGCATTTGATGTTTGCTAATGGATTTACCAAGGATGAAGCTTTGTCTGTATTGGTCAATTCTATTAAAGCTAGAGATAGAGCGCCGCAACACCGAGTAAGCTATGCAACCGGAATTGTAGACAAAATTTGGACTTTTGAGAACACACAAGACCGAGACAAGCTTGATTTAAGTATGTCAGTAAAAGACATATTGGCAAAGGGCACAAACGCCCTTAAAGGCACCAGATTTCCTTGTAACGCCATATTAGACGCCACGGCGCACGGCTTTAGGCTTGGCCAGGTGATCGGGCTTGTTGCAGGCTCTGGCGTAGGCAAGACGGCCATGTCGCTTAACATGTTTCGCTGGTTTGCTAAAGAAAATCCTGATTATGTTCACTTTTTTATCCCGCTAGAACAGCCAGCGCACGAAATTGCTGAGCGTTGGAGCCGCATGTGCGCCGGCGACGAGCGATTGCACGAAAAAGTGCATATTATGAGCAACTACGATGAAGATGGCGGGTTTCGGCATCTTAGCTTTACTGAAATTAAAGACTATTTACTTAAATTTCAAAGTGTTACAGGCAAAAAGATCGGCTGTGTAGTAATTGACCACATTGGCGCTTTGCGCAAAAAAGGCAAGGACGGCGAAAACCAAGACATTATGGATATTTGTCATTCTATGAAAGCATTTGCCGTAGAAACCAACACATTGCTCGTAATGCAGTCTCAGAGCAGTCGCGACAAGGCGGGCATCGGCGACCTTGAAATTAACAAAGATGCCGCCTATGGCACGGTGTATTTTGAGTCTTATTGCGACTATCTCATAACCATATGGCAGCCGCTAAAGCGCATGTACGATAATCCGACGTGCCCCAGCATTACGGCGTTTAAGTTTTGTAAGATTCGCCATAAAAATCGAGAACTTGATGCCATTCAAGAAGATGTGCCTTATCTTTTGCATTTTGACCCTTCTACCGAGCTTATGGATAAGCCTACCCAAGAGCAACTGAAACCGTTTGACTTCTTTGCTAAACAAGCGCTTAATAAGCGGAAGGCTGACCGCAAAACTGACGCCGTGCCTTATAAGAGCATAAGCTGGACCGGAGACAAAAATGGAAACTCTGAAAGTAATTCGAACGCTACCGGAGCTTAATGAGCTAATCGACTATTTAGCCGACAAAGAATATATCGCGTTTGACACCGAAACCGATGGCGTCGAAAAAACCAACGAAATTATTGGATTTTCTGTATGCGCCGATGTAGAAGTTGGCTATTATGTCATTTTGTCTTATTGGGATGTGCCCACCCAAAAGATGGTATATCTAGAGACAAAAGAAGGCGCCAAACACTTTCTTTCTTTGCTCACTAAAAAGAAGCTTGTCATGCAAAACATGGTGTTTGATTGCATGATGGTATATAACAATTTTGGTATAGACCTACGCGAGGCCGTACACACTGACACGATGATTTTGGCCCACCTGGTGAATGAAAACCGCAAAGTGGGCCTTAAAGAGCTAGGCGTTGCCTTGTTCGGCGAAGACGCCAGACAAGAACAAATTGAGATGCGCAAAAGCGTATACGCTAATGGCGGAGTGCTCACTAAAGACCTATATGAGCTGTATAAAGCCGATTGCGAGCTTATAGCGCGGTATGGAGCTAAAGACGCCATCCTTACGCTAAAGCTGTTTTACGTGCTTGTACCAGAGCTTATAGAACAGGGTTTAGATGGCTTTTTTTACGACGACGAATCAATGCCCCTCCTGCGCGGCCCTACTTACGAGCTAAATACGACTGGGCTTCGAGTAGACCCCATGCGCCTCCAAGCCCTAAAACAAACCCTTGAAGCCGAATGCTTAGAAGCCAAAGCATTCGTAGACCACGAAGTCGCGGCGTATGTCAAAGATAAGTACAAAGGCACGTCCAAAGCCAATACGTTTAACATTGCGTCTACAACCCAGCTTGCTTGGCTATTATTTGTTAAACTTGATAATGTATTCAATAACTTGACTAAAGAGGGGCGCAAGGTTTGCAAGTTCTTAGGCCAGCGCCTGCCTTATACTAAGAAAAACAAATATCAATTCATAGAAGCCTGCATTAATGCCAAAGGCGAAATTTACTCGCAGCCATACTATGACCGCAAAACGAAAAAAGAGGTAAAAGCCAAGAAAGTGCGCGACGTGTGGAACTACCTAGCGGCAGGCAAAGAAACCCTTACGGTGCTTGCCCCAAAATACAAGTGGTTGGCTAAGTTTTTAGAGTTTAAAAAGAATCTTAAGCTTCTTAACACTTATGTGCTAGGCATAGAGCGCGGTGCCAAATATAACGTCATTCGACCAAACTTTTTACAGCATGGCACCACGTCCGGGCGGTATTCGTGCAAGCGCCCTAATTTTCAGAACCTTCCCAGAGACGACAAACGCGTAAAATCGTGCATTGTAGCTCGCCCAGGTATGGTGTTTGTAGGAGCCGACTACGCTCAGCTAGAGCCGCGCGTATTTGCTAGCTTTTCTGGAGATGAGCGTCTATTGGCGTGCTTTGAAAATGGCGACGACTTTTATTCCGTTATTGGCATGGAAGTGTTTGATAAATACGATTGCTCGTTAAAAAAAGACGATCCAAATTCTTTTGCTAAGAAATACCCGCAGTTACGTAATATCGCCAAGGTGGTAGCGCTGTCTGCCACATATGGCACCACGGCGCCAAAGATGGCTTTAGCCATCGACAAAACTATTCAAGAGGCCCAAGAGGTTATTGACTCTTATTTTGAGAAGTTTCCCAAAGTTAAGGAGTTTATGTTAGCGGCCCATGAAGAAGCCAAGCGCACTGGCATGGTTAAGAACCTTTTTGGTCGCCCAAGACGTATGCCCCAGGCCATGGAAATTGAAAAAATCTGCCCCGGTGCTTCTCATGCAGAATTGCCATATGAGCTGCGCAACACCTTAAACTTGGCCGTTAACCATAAGATTCAAAGCACCGGAGCGTCCATCATGAACCGGGCGGCTATATTATTGGCTAATACCAAAAAAGAACTTGGCTGGAATGACGTTAAAATCGTGCTCCAGGTGCACGACGAGTTGGTAATTGAAGGCCCAGAAGCCCTAAAAGACGATATGGCGCTCCTCCTTAAGCATTGCATGGAACGGGCCGTCATCCTCCCAAACGTCAATCTTTTGGCAGAACCTAAGATTGGATATAACCTTGCTGAGCTAAAATAATGTGGGAATTAGACAATTCCCAAAAGATTATGCATGGTTATAATTTATTAAAAATAATTCATTTTTCCTATTGCATTATTTTAATAGTCAGTGCATATTATGAATATATGGTTAACACTCTTAATAATATTAGACGATTTTTTAAACAACTCCTCGGTTTTCTTCCTGAGACGCTGCCTCAGGGAGCAACCGCATTTGATAACTTTGTAACCGATGTCATTGAAACGTGGGATATGCCTACGCCTCTTCGTTCTGACATAGAATACGTCATCGCAATGAACATTGTCGGCCAAAATAGCGACCGCAGGTCAAAGATGTACTTTGTCCGCCTTATCAGGGCTGCTGCCGCCAAGCAAATCGCTCATGCCAACATGCAGCGCATTTATAACGAAAAGAAAGCAGAGCAAGCCGCTCAATCACAACCTGCTGAAGTAACAGCCCCACAAGCTGTTACCAATGGACCGCAACAGTAAAGAATTTAAAGAGCTGCAAGCTAAATGGTACAAAAAATTGGAGAAATCTGGTTTTAAAGATGCTGAAACCGTTGAAGGTTACCACGAACCTTATAGACCGCTTAGGCAATGGCACGCTAGCTGTTTTTTTCTTAGACATGCCCCTTTGCGCAGAGAAGCGAAGACGGAATATTACCGCCTTGCTGGGCAGTTTTTGTATGACAACACGTTTAAGAGCAAGCTTGAAATGCGTATGTGGGAGCTACATGCTGAAGGCAAAAGCATTAGGGAAATTGTTCGAATTATGAACAAACCCAAAAAACGCACTTATAAGCGAAAAGTGCATGAAACATTGCAGCAACTGTCAAAAGATATGCTAGCAATGTATAGGAAGAAAGATGGATAAAAAAGACCTGGTGTTAATTCGTAACACCAGCCCAAACGACAAGAACTTTATCTTAGCGACTTGGCTAAGAGGCTTATATTACGGCGATAGCTGGTTTAGAGAAATGCCCAAAGACATTTACATGGCTTGTTATCACGCGGTGCTTGAGCGCATTCTAGCTAACCCCGACACCTTGGTGCAAGTTGCTTGTTTAAAAGAAGATCCAGACGTTATCTTAGGTTATTCCGTATTAGCCCCAAACGTAACGGGCATCACACTTCACTGGGTATTCGTAAAGAGTGCCTGGAGAAACATAGGCATAGGAAAAAGCCTAATACCTATCGAACGAACCAATGCAGTGACTCACCTGACCAAATCCGGCCTGAGTATATTGCGCAAACACCCTGAAGTGGTTTTTAATCCATTTCTAGTATCTTAAAAGGAACTATATGTCTAAATTCAAAAAGTTAAAGTCCCTAATCACTGGAAGCCAAAAGGTTGAGCTGCCTGCTCCTGCAGAAGCCCCAAAGCTTAAGACTGTGGCAGAATTAACCCAGGAATACAATCAGGCTTGCCTTCGCATCGGCAACCTGGTGTATCTGCAAAGCCAGCAAGATAAAGAACTGAAAATGCTATTGTCTGCCGTCGAAACCATTAATCAGGACGGTGCCGTAGCTAAGCAGCGCGAGCTTGCTGAAGCTCTAGCTCAGGCTAAGGCCATTAAAGAAGCTAACGACGCTAAGGCTGCCGAAGCTCCACAAGACGAGGCTTCAGATGTCGCAAGCAGTTAAGTGGGCCAAGCTCTTTGAGAGCCCGGCTATTCCAGATGTAGGCATGGGGCTAACCCCCACCCTGCCGCCTTCCAATTCTCTAATGAAAGGCGTTATCATGACCCTACAAGACACCGGTGCTATTCTTCTTGAATGGAAGCAGAATGGTAAAGTTCGTAGGCACCTAATTGGCGCCGCTAACGTCAAAGACGTGACTTTAGCAGACGAAGAGCCGGCACCAGAGGCAAAGGCCCCAAGTGGAAAATCAAGAAAAGAAGTCTAAAACCATCGTTTATGGCGTTGTAGTCAAAGATGGGGAGTATTACAAAAAAATGACCCCCGTTGATGAGCCCGCCATAAAAGATATTAGTATAGACGATTTGATCGGCGATCAACTGCTTGTTTTGTATAGAGAAACTAAGCATTTGGTACGGCGCTCTTCTGAGGGACCGTTGGACCCTCCAGAAGGCGTGGCCTTAGAGCGCGTCATGAAGCTTACCCAAGTTCTTAAGGAAAAAGAACAGGAAATGCTCGAAAACATGAGCGATGAGCAGATACAGGAAATGCTCGCAAAGAAAGCATGATAACTGCTGCAGGAGCCAAACGGCTCCTTTTAAAGCGTAATAAAATCGTCGAGGCCCGGAACTTGGTGTTAGACCCCAAGTTTGGGCCTCAAAACGCATTTGTAAACGACACCAGTCGATACTTAGCTGCCCAATGCTCCCGACGTGCCGGCAAATCTAATGGCCTAGCATTAAGATTTCTTAACACTATGGAGAAGCACCCAGGCTCCCAATGCATCTATTTAGCCCTAACTCGTGATTCTGCAAGGGATATTATGATGCCGGTGCTTAAAGAGCTTAACGCTTATTACGGCTTAAAGTGCACTTTTCTCGAATCTAAGCTCACCATGGTGCATCCTAACGGCGCAAAGCTTATCCTCCTTGGCGCCGACATGTCAAACTTCATTAAACGGCTTAAAGGCCGCAAATTCCCCGGTGTGGCCATAGACGAGGCCCAAGACTTTGGACCCCACCTACAATCGCTTGTAGACGACGTATTGACCCCCAGCATTGCCGACTACGAAGAATCATGGCTAGCCCTCACTGGAACCCCAGGCCCGGTGCCCCAGGGCTATTTCTTTGAAGTGGCCAATAACAACAGATTTGGCTATAAAGTCCATAAATGGACACTATTAGATAATCCTTACATGCCAAACCCCGCTGCGTTTATAGAAGACTTAAAGCGTAAGCGCGAATGGGATGACAACCATCCTACCCTACGTCGCGAGTGGAAAAACCAATGGGTATTGGATACGCAATCCCTCTGGATTCGTTACGATGAAAAAGTTAATCATTTTGCTACGTTACCCGACATTAAGCCTCATACTTGGACCTACGCATTAGGCATAGACATCGGATATAAAGATGCCGACGCCTTGGCCTTAGTGGCTTGGTCAGACACCAGCAAAGACACCTATTTAGTTAAAGAAGTTGTAACCCAAAAGCAAGATATTACCGCTTTAGTCAATCAAATCAAAGCGTTACAAAAAGATTACGAAATCTCTAAGATGGTTATTGACGCCGGTGCACTGGGTAAAAAGATTGCCGAGGAAATGCGCCGCAGGCACCAGTTACCCGTGGAAGACGCCGACAAAACCAAGAAACAAGAAAACGTAGGATTTCTTAATGATGCCCTACGGTTAGGCCGATTTAAAGCTAAAAGCGCTAGCCGGTTTGCCCAAGATTCTTACCTGGTGCAGATAGATTGGGACAAATCCACCCCCGATAAAACCGTTGTTAAGAAGTTTCCTCACTCTGACGTTATTGATGCGGTGCTATATGCGTTTAAATTGAGCCCAGCCTATGCCTATGAGGAGCAAAAACAAGGCCCCAAGTACGGCACAAAGGAATGGGCCGATGCCCAAGAAAATGAAATGTTTGAAAATGCGCAGAAACATTTTGCAGAATTAGCTGAAAAAGATGAGTTTTTGAGAGAAATGGGCATAAAAGATTAGAAATTGGGACGAATAAGCTCCAAGTAAAGCTTTTCGCTTCCAATGGAGACAAGAAATGCCCCTGATTCAATCAAAATCAAAGAAAGCCTTTGAAAAGAACGTAAAGACCGAAATGGACGCCCATCCGTCTAAAGAAAAACGGGCTCAAAACCTGGCCATCGCTTATAGCGTTCAGCGCCGAAATGCTCGTAAAAAGAAGGCTTTAGGCGGCGCAGTCGAAGAAACCCCAAGCACAAAGATTTCTCCAGAAGCGGCCAAAATGGAAGCCGAACACGAGCATACCGAAGAGTGCTGGGTTGGCGACGAGCTTCATTGTGAACATGAAATGATGGCCAATGGCGGCGCCGTTGAAGAAACGCCTAGCACCGAAGTCTCTGATATGGAAGATGAGATGGAAAATGCTAAAGAAGCTAAGATGTTACGCGCCGAACATGAGCGCGAAGCCCTAGCATTTGGCGGCGAAGCCGAAGACGACATGGAGCCAGATATGCCCCACGTTGGTGACGATTCAGAAATGTCGCCCTCAGAAGACGAGTTTATGTCGTCTCATATGGCCGAAGGCGGCGACGTAGATGATCATTACGAAAGTATTGCCGACGCCATCCTCAAAAAGCGCCGTCGCGCAAAAATGATGGCTGAAGGCGGAATGGTGGATTTAGAAGCCAATTCTGAAGAATCGCCTAACCAAGAAGATCAAATGTCTTTTAAAGCCAACGGCAAGGAGCAATATGATTTGCGCCAACTTAAAGCACAGCCAATGGATAGCAACGAACACGGAGATGCCATTAAGTCTGATTCGCACGACAGAATCGACCGGATGCGGAGAAAAGTTAAAAAACAACGAGGCATGTAATGAACTTGCCTGACATTAAACAGCTTAAAAAGCTGGCGGCAGCTTGTCGAAAGGCGGGCATTCGCCATTTTAAATCCGCTGATTTTGAATTTACGCTCGAAGATTTGCCAGAGCCAAAGCCTAGAAAGCAGGCTAGCAAAGACATGCTATTGTCCGCTGCCACAGATGACGGGCGCGTGCAAACAGATGAAATGAGCCCAGACGCCATGTTGTTTTGGTCAAGCGATGTAGGCATTTCAGAGAAAAACGAAAAGACTGAGTAATGAAAATTTCTCCATCAAAACCGAAATCTACCATCACGATGAAGACAAAAGATGTGTCGGAAACGATGCAGGTTTCTCCATGGTGGAAAGCTAAAAATAAGCAAGAGCGAGCTAGCTTATTGTTAAGCACCGCAGCTTATCTAAAAGAATCTCAAAACTTTCGATACCGTAAAGCAGCTATATATGCAAGATTATACGGTAATCAATCCCTTTTTAACTTTGTCGGCAGTAACATTTCTAAATTGGATGATACAAACGGTCTCCCCACTGACCGCCCCACCTTTAACGTAATCCAATCTGCTGCCGACACCCTCATTTCCAAGCTAACGCAAAACCGCCCAGCCCCGGTGTTCCTCACCGACAACGGCGATTATAAAGAACGTAACCAAGCTAAAAAACTAAACAATTTTATTCTTGGTGAGTTCTATCAAACTAAAGCCTATGAAAAAGGCTCTACTATTTTACGCGATGCCCTTGTAGAAGGCACCGGCTGCCTTAAAATATATCGCAGCGCCACAGACAAAGCTGCCCTTGACCGCGTCCTACTTACTGAACTCCTTACAGACCTTAATGAAGGCATGTATGGCGAACCGCGCCAACTATACCAACTTAAGCTTGTTGACCGTGACGTGCTTATCGAGCAAAGCCCTGGCTTTAAAGCCATTATTGAAAAAGCCGCTAAAGCTTATCCAGACAACTCTGCCGATTCTTCTAAATCCGTTTCCGACCTAGTGATGGTTGTCGAAGGCTGGCGCTTGCCATCTGGCCCTGGAGCCGATGACGGCGCTCATTCCATGGCTTGCAGCGCAGGCGAAATCTTTTTTGAAAAATACGACAAAGAAAAGTTTCCGTTTGTATTTTTACACTATTCTACCAGACTTCTTGGCTTCTGGGCTCAAGGCTTGGCCGAACAGCTCATGGGCACCCAAATGGAAATCAACAGCTTGCTACACACCATTTCCAAAGCCATTAAGCTGGTTGGCGTGCCTCGCATCTTTGTAGAAGACGGTTCTAAAGTCGTAAGTGCTCATTTTAACAACGAAATTGGCAGCATCATTAAGTACCGAGGCACCAAGCCACAATATGAAGTAGCGCCTTGCGTACCAGAAGAACTATACGCACAACTTCAGCGCCTTATCGGCTACGGCTACCAGCAATGCGGTGTTTCTGCCCTAGACGCTAGCTCGGAGAAACCGGCAGGCCTTAACTCTGGCGAAGCCATCAGAACCTATGATGACATTGCCACCGACCGCTTTGCCGCCTTATCTAGACGCTATGACGACTTTTACATTGAATTAGCTTATCAAATCATTGATTTAGCTAAAGACATTGCTGCCGAAACCGGGGAATATCAAACGGTGTACCCAGGCAAAAACGGCACCAAAACCATTGATCTTCCTAAGATTGAAACACTAAAAAATCCTTTTATTATTCAATGCTTTAACATGTCTAGCTTGCCAAGAGACCCAGCAGGCCGCATGCAAAAAGTAACGGAAATGATTCAATCCGGCATGGTGACCCTACAGCAAGGACGCCGGCTGCTTGATTTTCCAGACCTTCAACAAATGGAAACCCTGGCCAATGCTTCGGAAGAACGCATATACCAAATGCTGGACGACATCATCGAAGATGGCAAGTATACGCCTCCAGACCCGTTCCTAGACCTACAGCTAGCCAAAACAACCGTGGTGCAATACTACAATCTTTATGCGCCAGCTAAGCTAGAAGAAGAAAAACAGGACATGCTACGTAGTTGGTATTCCCAAGTACTGGCCCTTATACAGGCCGCTACGCCGCCACCAATGGCCCCGCCAGGCGCTCCAATGCCTCAGGCTAACCCAGAAGCCCTACCGACTTCGCCGCTCGTTCCTAACGCCAACCAAGGCCCTAGCCCTGGAGCACCGCAGTAATGAAAATCAAATTCAAATACCTCGATCAACCCGGCGTCGAGCGTAAAGAAGTGCAGCGCAAAGCAGTACCTTACACAGTATTAGATATTGGTGGCCTTCCAGAGCTAAAAGCTTGGAAAGCGCACCAAGCTTATTTAGAACAAAAGTTTCAAGAAAAACAAGCAATTAAACGTGAGCAAGCCGTAGACAGATTTATGGCTGCTCCAGGCTCTGTATTTGAAGATGACGAAATTGTAACACTTCAAAAAGTAGAGCAGAAGAAATGGGAAGAAATGTGCGCAACACCAGCGCCTGAAATCCCAAAAGTTTCAATATTTCAACAAGTTAAACAAGCTTGTGTCAAATGGATGCTCGACACAATTAATAATGCATTCGGAAGCTAAAGTTTAGAAGCCACAACAAAACCCGTGGGTATACCCACATAAGTAATTAATTTCTTTGGAGAATATATGGCCTTTACAGTCGAGTCTAAATCCGGTCCCGTCCTATCCCAACCCGCAAGCGATACATCAAAAGCTCAAGCAGCCCGCGAAAAAGCTATCGCTATGCTCACCAACAGCCAACCTCAAGGCAAGGGCCAACAGCCCCCAGCCGAAGTAAGGGAAGCCCAGGCCCGCGATAATACAGAGGGACAAGTTGCCTCTCCTGAGGCGGCTGAACGGGCCGCCTCTCAAACCTCTGAAGAGCCAGAAGCACCGGCTAAAAAAGAGGAGCCCATTTCTAGCCAGTACGCCGTATTAGCTAGAAAAGAAAAGCAACTCCGCGTTAAAGCACAACAACAGGAGCTAGCTTTTAAGGCACGCGAAGAAGCGCTGCGCGCCCGCGAACAAGAACTTTCCAAAAAAGATTCAGAATACGCCACGAAGTATATCCCTAAAGATAGGCTGCTTCAAGACCCCCTCGGTGTCTATGAAGAAAACGGCGTTACTTATGACAAACTTACAGAAGCTCTACTTGCTAGGCAGAACCAAGACCCAGCAACCCGTAGCTACCTCCAAAAGTTGGAAGCTAAAATAGCTGAACTACAAGGAAAAGTAGAAACGGTTGACAAAAGTAGAACTGAAGAGCGAAGCAACTCTTATAACGAAGCCCTGCGCCAAATTCAGATGGATGCAACCTCCTTGGTTAAAAATAACCCAGAGTTTGAAACCATTCAAGCCACCGGCAGCGTTAAAGATGTTGTAGAACTCATTAAAAGAACTTATGACGAGGACGGCATTCTTCTATCCGTAGAAGAAGCTGCCCAAGCTGTCGAATCTGAGCTAGTGGAAGAAGCGATGAAAATCACTAGAATTAACAAGATTCAACAGCGTCTAAAATCGGCCACCGCGCCGGCTGCTAAGCAAGAGCAGGCACCTAAGAAGACCGAAGGCATGAAAACCTTAACCAACGCCGTTGGCAGCACGAGACAGCTAACAGCTCGTGAAAGAGCCATTGCAGCGATGGAAGGCAGACTTAACAAATCGTAATATTAACTAAGACTTAGCATCATGGCTTCTTAACTGAGGCTATAAAGCAAAGTCAAACAAAGAAAGAATAACGCCAATGAGCGCTATTTACGCAAACTCAGCCAATCAGGTTGCAGCTCTTAAGGAACTGTACACTGATGACAAAGACTACATGAAGGATCTAGTCTATAAAGAAAATCCTTTCCTAGCTCTAGTGCCTAAAAACGAATCTCCTGATGGATTCGCAGGTAAATACATTCCTGTGCCTCTCGAATATGGAACCCCGCAAGGTCGTTCGCATACATTCGCGAGCGCCCAGGGCAACCAAACTGCGACTTCTCTTGCTAGCTTCTTCGTTTACGTCATTTCCGACTATCAATTGGTTACGATCACTAACCTCTTGATGGAACAGACGAAATCGAACGCTGGTGCCTTCGTTGACGCTGCAAAGCTTCAGATGGATGGCGGATTTCGCAACTTGACCAATAACATTGCATTCGAACTTTTCAACTCTGGAACAGCTACCCGTGGCATCGCTGCGGCTAATTCGTCTCAGGCTGGAACGGCAGTCGGCGGAACCATCCTCCCTCTCACCAACTCCCAGAGCGTTGTTAACTTCGAAGTTGGCATGACTTTGGTGGCTTCGGCTTCTGACGGTGGCGCTCCTTCGTCCGACACGGTGATTATCACCGCTGTTGACCGCGACTCGGGCATCATTTCAGGAACCGCTTCCGCAGCTAGCTTAAGTGCAAACTGGGCCATTGGCTCAGGAATTGCATACCTCACCGTGCAAGGCGACTTGCCAAGTGCAGGTGCAGCTAACACCGGATCATTCCTAGCTCTTTCTGGCTTGGCTGCTTGGCTCCCGCTCAGCACTCCAGCCAGCAATGATAACTTCTGGGGCGTAAATCGTTCTGCTGACCCAACTCGTTTGGCCGGCATTCGATATAACGCACAGGCGTATACCATTGAAGAAGGTATGACCAATGCTCTTGCATTGTTAAACCGAGAAGGTGGAAAGCCTGACCTAGCCATTATGGACTTCCAGTCGTATGCCTCTCTTGTAAATGCTTTGGGCGCAAAGGTCCAATACGTTCAAGTTAAGCATGACGAAGTTGAAGTTGCTTTCGAAGGTATCACCTTCCAGAGCGCTTATGGCCGCGTCACGGTGCTCGCTGACCGCTCATGTCCTCCTCAAACGGCTTATGTGCTCACCATGGCAACGTGGAAGCTCCGAAGCCTTGGCAAAGTGCCACATATCCTCACTTATGGCATGGAGGGGTTGGAGGGCTTACGCGTTGGAAATGCAGACGCCCTTGAGATTCGCATCGGGTATTATGGCAATTTAATTTGTTCCGCTCCCGGTTGGAATATGGTAGTACAATTAAGTAGTTAATCTACTTTTTAATATTAAAGCTCTTAGAGTTCTGCTCTAAGAGCTTTTTTATCGCCTAATTAATTACATATGGAATGGAGGGGTAGTTAACTAATGTTTTAAATATGCTAAAGTATTAATAGGAACTAAATTTATGATTATTTACAAAATAACAAATAGACTTAATGGCAAAATTTATATTGGGCAGACTGTTCAAAAATTACATGATAGGTGGAGCGATCATGCTAGACCTTGTCGAGGTAAAAATGTAAATCGTTCTGCTATAGCTTCTGCCATAAGAAAATATGGCAAAGAAAATTTTAGTATTGAACAAATTGATCAGGCCACAACTTTAGATCAATTAAATATAATGGAGATTACATACATTAAGGCATTTAATTGTTTATCTCCTAATGGTTATAATCTTGAATTGGGAGGAAAAAACAAAGAATGTCATTTAGAGACCAGGGCTAAGATTAGTCAAACCCTTAAAGGACGGCCTATTAAAAACCGCATGAATGGCGCGCCCAAAGGACGACCAGTGTCAAAAGAACGCAGAGCTAAAATTAGTGCCACAATGACAGGGCAGCCACAACCATGGAAATATAAGCCCGTTATTTGTTCTAATGGCATTACTTATGAATCTATAAACGCAGCCTCTAAAGCGTTGGGCATTAATAGAG